TTTTGCTCTGACATTATGATTCTACCTGCACATCTTCTTCGGCACTAACTAAAACAAAAGGAACATTATCAGTAATAACTATTTCGTATTGACGAGTTCTATAAGTTCCAAGGGGTTCAAAATCAATAAAAAATTCTTTATCGCCAAGTAAACCTAACTGCCCATCGATATAATCAGAAAAATTTAATTCACCATCATCTTTATATCTAATTAGAACTACTGGTTGCGTAGACCCGGTTCCGTATCCTCTTTTTATTCTTAATCTTAACCTTCTTGAAATTTTCCACTTATCAGTACCATGACTAATATGGCCTGTCGTTCTTACAAATCGAATCGGATTATCTGCACTCGTATTTGATTCATTTGTTAATTTATAAATCTTACCATCTTTACGACTTCCAATTAAATTTAAATTCCAAGGAACTGATTTTGCGTAGCAATTACCTATCCATCTATTGAAAGTTGATGTTGAATTATCCCACTCGGCTAATCTAAACCAAGCATCTAAAAAATAATCATATGCAAGTGTTATATTTTGCTCTTTAAAATTAATTATATAAAAGTGCTTTCCTGCCACTGTTACATTAAAAGCTGTAGCATCCTCAATATTTTCAAATGAATCAATAAACTTATCAAATGGGGTTGATAGTATTTTAGGTGTTCGATCAGATAGCTGAATCAACCGCTTGTCATTATCAAACCAGAACAAAGTATTATTAGCTTTAACTAAGGTATACTTAGCTGACATACCACGTTCAATAAATGTACCGTCTAACTTAACTATTGGTGTAACGCCATCATTATAAAAAGATTGCGTACTTTGTGTTCCTACCCCTACTAATTCTTCATAATTAGAAATTATAGCCATTAATATATCTGGAGCCGCATTTGCAGAAAGAAAATTAAGAACATCCCAGTCGATTGCATCGCCCACTTCTGAAAACCAAATTTTATTAGTGCCAACCTGATTAGCAATAATATAGCTATCTAAAAAAGTGACATGTGAAACGGTTGTAGGCGCTCCTGTGTCAGTTATTTCAGCAGTATTATTTGTTCCATCTGTATAATGCATTTTACCGCCATTAGCCATAACAAGTGTAGTTTGATTATTAGTAAATGAAACAGGCGTTTTTAAATTTAATTTTGTTCCTGTTATTTCGGTAAAGTTTCCATATTTATCATCAATTCTAAATACTCTTCCATTTGAAACAGCAATAAATTTATTTATATTTGACCACCAAAAAATACCATCAACACCAGTATTAATACCTGTTCCTAAGTCACAAAACTCTTCTACTCCTGGGAATTTAATACTTGATCCTGATTCATCAATATAGCCATTAATTAACTCATCGCTAGTTATGCTATTACTAATATCATCCACATTTTTATATGCTTTTGTATTTATTGGTAATTTTACTGTTGGCATATGTATTCCCCTCTACACTAAAGCAGCTGATGTATTTTTATTAGTAATACTTGTTTCGCTAATTGAAGTTAAATTTGCTATGTCGATATTTTGGTTATCCCAAATATAAAAATCAGTAATCACACCAGCCGTATACAATCTAGTTTGTGTGGCCGTGCCTTGGTTATCTCCTAATCTATTATTTGTAAAAAAACATTGATCTAAGTAATACAAGAAAAATGAATTATTCAATGCAGAAGATCCAGAAGAGGTTTGACCATTATTAATAGATAAATTAAAGTCACACTCTACCAATTCAGCAACTGAACCACCCGATCCACCATCGACATAGATCCCTGTGTATTCTGAGTTATATACGTGGTTATTCTTTATCGATATATAACATTGCGTAAAATTAGGCGTTCCATTTTCTGTCTTGTATATTCCGTATGTACCGCTATCTGTAATAAAATTATTATCAATCGTTAAATATTCAACATTACATGTAACACATTTAATAGCTGATTGAGTTAATTTATTCCCATTAATCTTAATTTTATTTATATAGTCACCAGTAGCATTTCTTACAGTAATATCATTTTGAAATTGCCCTGATGAATTCGGACAAAAAACAGTGTTATTTGAAATATTTAAATTAATTATTTCACTTGCTGATCTAGTAAAATTATAAAAATAAAAAACCCCATTAGCTAAATTTGATGCTAAAGAATGAATATTATTATCTGTAAAATCTAACTGTGAATCATTTTTTATCGTTCCACAATTGCTATTACCACCAAAATCAATAGCCCCAATATTAGATGTCGTTATATTTTCATAAACAAAAAAATCATTACCTGATATTTTATAATTAAAACCGTGGCATTCTGATGCGTGAATTAGCTGCCCCCCATTACTTTGATGCACCTGATTACCTACAAATGTAATATGATCACCAGCTATATTAAAGCCACCGTGGATAATATTGTTTTCATAGATAATATGTTCACCATTACCATGGTTATCTAAAGCTAAAACGCCACCAGCTGTATTATTTAATGTGCCGACATGACAGTTAGATACAATAACGTCTCTCACTGGAACACATCCAACATAATCACCACCACCCATACTTAACCCGTGTCTAGAGCTTCTCATTGTCGAGTTCGTACAGATAAATTTCTGTGAGTTTGCAATCATTAATCCATAGTTATTGCCTATCGATGTTGTATACCAATCAAAAACAAAATTATTGATTCTAGTGTTATAACTTTGTCTTATTTCTATCCCTGCAATATTTGAGTTATCAGCTTTAAAGTTTTCAATTAAAACATCTTCTCCATAGGCTACTTTAATTCCAATGACGCCATTTTTAACCTTAACCTGAAAATCTTTAAAAATATTAGTTGTAGGCGTTACCTTATAAATATTAACGCTCCCACCAGATGTATAACTGTCATACATAGGCTGTGACGTAGTGATTGTGTTACCGCTTATTTGAGCTACCTTAACAAACTCACCCGATCTATAAACTGTTCTGGCTGCATTAAAACTTGAATCTGTACTATCATAAATAATAAGTACATCACCAAGAGACAAACTAGGATCACTAGAAAAAGTTATAGTATCATCGCCTTTAGAAATACTACTTGAAAATGATGGTAAAGCACTGCCTAGAGAACCGGATACATATATACCAGATATATTTGTAAAAGTTCCTGTTGAACTAGAGTAGTCTAATATTGTTTGGTTAATACCATCACCGACCATATTTATTTTATCTGTGACAGATATTTCAGAATCTATACTATAAGTTCCGCTAGAAAATTTAATTGTTCCTGCTGTAATAGAGTCAATACAATCCTGTAAATAAGTGGCGTTATTTGCACCTGTTTCGCTTTGTGAAAATCCAAACCACTCAGGATGATATTTTTGTATATAACCTTCTCCAAAAGTAACTGAACCTGTTCCATTTAATGTAAATACTTTCATTACTGGGGCTTTAAAATCACCATTTATTGTTAATGTTATACCTGTAGATACAGAGGCTACGGCACCAGCTGCAAGCTCTAATTGAATATTTGCCGGTACAGTAACATTAGCGTCAATAGTCCAAGTTCCTGATTTTAAAATTAAAGTTCTTTTATCTGAACCAATTGCTGTTATCGCTGCATTTATAGTTGAGGCATCTAAACTACCGTCTTCATAGTCAGATGCAGAAACGATTGTATTAAGTGGAAAACTATCAATTTGATACGTATTATCTAAAAATTCACGCTGCTTAACATTATCAGCGTCATATATTTCTATCTTTAGATTACCGTCAAAATATAACTCAGTATCGAACATGCCAGCAGAATCCAAATCCACCTCTGTTACTGTTGATCCAGATTTGTCTGCTGCTGTATAAACGGCTTGTGCTGTAGAAGTTCCAACCTGAAAAAACTTAGCCTTCCCCCCGCTTAAAACTTTGCCAGAATAATTTCCTGTAACACCGAAATATGAACACTGGCTTATTTGAACTGCTCTTGATCCCATTTAATACTCCTTACCCTGGACTAAAAAAAACACTACCTGATTCCTCATCTAAAACACTTGCGTTTTCTTGAGACTCAATAAATTCTATTTTTAATTCTTGCCTTTTTTGTGCGCTTACTGCTGGATAATCAAAAGATAGGTTATATGCTAATTCATAAATTAAAGTTGAATACCACTCTTGTGGGAAATCGATATCATTTAATTGGCTATCAATATCTTGAGGATACTTAATTGCGTCATAAATAATTACACCGTTTAAATCGTTTGGAGATGGATAAATATGAATATATGAATTTGAGCTATTGTTCAGTCGCTCAAAGTAAAACTTTGACGGTGTGCCTTCTATAGTCTTATCTTTTTTAGCTTTATTAAATTCTGATCTACTTAGTCGTTCTAAATCAGTCTGCTGTCTATTTGATTCCAAAATTAAATGAACATTTTCGATATCGACAATCGAAGAGTCGACGGTATAGACGCTTTTAGATACAGCCGATTGATCTGACGCCCATGCAATCCCTGATGAAGAAGTAGACTTATAGTAAGCAATATACTGATCGCCACTAGTTGGCCTGTTATCTGATGACGTAGTATGCGGTAGTATTGCTTCCCAATATTTTGTAGCATCCGCACTATCTTCCCAGATTGTAGGGGATTGCAAAGCGGTTACAACGCGAGTAGTTCCCCATATCTTTTGTATTAATCCTGGCTTTTTTTTAATGATTACATTTAAAGCCCTGATACCTTTAGATAACTGACTAGCTGTAAGCGACTTGCCGAGACCGATCACATTTAATTTACTGTGAGCGTCCTCGACAATTTGTTGAGCATTTAAGTTAAAATCAAAACTATTACTCGTTGTCATTTTAGTAAGAAATTCCTAGTGTAATTGAATAAGAATCCCCTGATGAATGGCCTGATGTAGTAAAAAGAATATCCCCTGTTCCACCTGCGCTTTTCGGGTCTTTAAACCCTGCTACGTCTTTGAAACAAAGTTTTCCATCTCCTTGCAAAACCAAAGCGAGATCATCCGCGGTATGGTCGAACAAAACTTGAACTGACATACCAGAAACAACAAAGTCTACATAATCAATTTTTACATAACTTGGCGCACCAGGCAGCGCAGAAATATCAACTTTCTGCACTGCCGACTCACCTGTTCCGTCTGACAAATTCGTAAAATGATAAACTGCCCTTTTATCACCTTCGAATAATGTATTACTAGATACTGTGTCAGCCATAAACTCCCCCTATGAATTCGCTGCTGGTAATAAATAACCAGAAGCATCAACAGCAGCCGTTGCTTTATTGTCAAAGAAACCAATATTAGTTCCTGCTGTTACTAAAAGTTCCGCTGCTGTATCTAAATGACGAACTTTATTATCAGCCATAACACCAGTATTTGCAGTTGTTGTATCCGCTGTAATTAATAAAGGGTTAGCGTCATTTAATCTAATACAGATATTTCGTGAAACTTCTATATTAGTAATATCTTTTCCAGTAGCTACATCTGCAATAATCGGCAAATCACTAGTATTAACACCTAGATTAAAATAGCAATCTAAAACTTTAAGGCCGTCCAAATCAGCATCAATATTTAAAAATGAAGTTGTAGCCGTATCCGGTTCAATCCATTTACATCTATGAAATTCAAGACCATCACACTCATTATCGGTTGTTCCAGTGTCTACTATTTCAACAAAGTTCATATTTGTTGCTGTAGCTACAAAGTCACAATCATATACCTTAAAGTCAGTTGCACTTAGTGTGAATAGATCTGCAATATCCGCATAATTTGCCGAAAATTTAATATTAGAGATACTAATATTAGCGGCACTTACAGGGATAGTTGCTGTTGTGGCCGTATCAAGAGTAAATGTAGGTTTGTTAGATCCTACCCCTAGCCCTATAACTGTAATACCTGCAACATCTAGTAATAAAGCCGTTGCACTTGAAATTGTTTCAGAATGCCCTGGCTTTATATAGATAATATCCCCATTATTAGCAGCGCATTTACCAACTGCGTAGTCAAGCGTCGCAAATGGGTAGTTGTAAGTACCGGCCTTACCAATATCAGAACCGGAACCAGAGTCTACCCAAAATACGCTTCCGGCTACCGTATCTGGTACCCTAACGTTTTTGACTAAAAGTCCATTTTTAAAACCATTTGGGAAACTTGAAAGTGTCATTAATTCCTCCTTATGTTGACGCTACGCCGTATACAGAGCGTGGGTCAGTCCAACCAAATTTAAGTCTGTAATAAACTCGAAACAAAGCATCCCCATTTGCTTCTCTTGTCGCGTTTTCAAATTCAGCAGGGAATTTTCGTTTTTGACAAACTAAACCTTCAACATCAGTTGTTAAGAACCAGTAGTTTGTATTTGTCAAGTATGGAGTAGCTAAAACCTCAACCATTCCGTTGTATGGATTGTTAGCGTTTTGTGCTGACTCAGGGTCTTTCATAGATCCTGTTATTTCCATAGCCTTTTTATGAAAACTTGGTGACACTAATAATTTAGTTGGCGTAACTTTCATATTAAGCCCTCTACTATTAGGCATATTCATAAGGTCAATCACTGCCTGTTCAAAAGAGGTCATTGATAGTTGAGCTGGTGTACTCATCTCATTAGACCAAGAACCACCACCAACTAATACGTGGTCAGTTGCACAAAGTTCTTTCCCATCCCCACCAGTTTGAACACTTGAATCGAATGCGTTATTTAAGATATTAAAAGCATCTGTTTCAGAGGTTTGTTGAACTGACTTTGCAAGACTTGTTGGAACCGAATCATAAATACCATAGTTCTCGTCTTCTAAATCCTCTTTAGCAATTGGAACTTGTAACTTATAAGTCAATGCCTTAAGTGTGGTTTCATTACCTAAATAAATATCATCTTCAGGGAAAGCCTCTGACTTAGCAGTTGTTGGGATTAAACCAGTCATTGAATTTTCTAAGTAATTCTCCGAAGATCTAGATGATGTTTTTGATGTAAATACTTTCTCAAAATTGAATTCATACTTACGCATATTGTCATCATATTTTTCTTTTAAATATGGGTATAAATCTGTTACTGATACACTCATTTTATATTTTCCTTTCTATATAGCTGCCGGCGCAGAATTAAAAGCATGCTCAAGTGGAGTAACAAAAACGTCTGCATTATGACCCCAGCTGTTATCAGCTCTTTGTACTAAACCTAATATTCTAAACTGCGCTGAGTTTCCATCTCCTGCAAGTGTCTCTGATAGCTCCGCCCCAGACTCGCCATTACTTGTACTTCCTGCATGAGTCCATATTGCGTCTGCTGCATCAAAATTAGCCGCAGAAGTCGGAGCAGTCCCCCCATTTTCAAATTGGACTTGATAAATAGCTTGTGGGTCTGTACATACACGTACTTTCCCGGCTGTAGAAGCTGCTAAGTAATTAACTTCCTTCCCATTTGAATCAAAACAAGACATAACTGCCCCAATCATGTCATCACTTGCGGCTGCCATAACAGAAACGTTACCGTCTGTGTCGGCCTTTACTAAATCACCACGGTAAATTGCAACAGCTGTACCGCTATCAACACTGTATTCACGAATGAACTCAGGTCGACATTTGATTACTCTAAACCCATATCGGGTATCTTTATTCGACATTCCTACTCTCCTTTAAGCAAAAAAATAGGCAGTACATCCGTTTGGACATACCACCTATAGTTTTTCTATTTAGCGTTATTTAAATTAAAATTTTTCTACTACTTTTTCTGTAGATATTTCACCAGAAATAGTACCTTTCCCACCACTAGAGTTATGTTCACTAGCTATTTGTTTTGCAACACTAGATGAATTATTTATTCTACTTTTAAAATAAGCATCTCTAGATTTTTTAACTTCTTCTGGCATTCGCATCAATATTAAATCACCACGAATTTTTACATTTGACCATCTTCCAGTAGGATCTGTTTTACGAACCATATTTGCACAACATGTTTCGTCTTGGTCTACTTGGTGGCCTTCTTCGATAGCTCTATAGATAGCCTCTGGCGTATTTAATACCCAGTTGTAATGATACCCCGGTTTTTTACCGGTTACTGTCAACACACTGGCTGGCTGCCAATTTGTAGAAGCTAATGGAACATTTTCTGGACTATAAGCAGGGTTTAACTCCTGAAAATTTGATAGTTTAGTACGTGTATTATTAGCCGCATTTACTGTAGCATTACGTTGACCACTAAACTCTTTTTGAGCATCATTACTGATGTAAATATTTGATTGAGCAGGATTTTCACCTGTTATACATATATTATCACATTTTTTTTTATTTTCAACTGAATTTGATTCACTATAATCGATAGTATTATTTTCATCTAATTTAATATTTGGTTTTCTTCCTCGTTTAGCCATAATTTCAGCACTCCTTAATTATTTATTGAATTTAAAGATGACGCATATTTTTTATATGCATCCTCTTGGGTCTTACAAGTTCCATCCAACACCCAACGCATAGCAATTTTCTTCTGTGCTGGGCTAAGATTTATCTGTTCATTATTAGATTTATTCATTTGATTTGTTGTAATTCCTGTTACCCCAGAAAACGTCTTTAAATTTTGAGCCCCTGACTTAATAGTTGACTCTATTTCTCTATCTAATAAATAAAAAAATGTATCCTCTGTCATACGACCAGAATTTATCTCTTCCTGATAATCTACCTTGAGTTTTTGGTCAATTTGAGTTGCTAAACTAATAAATTGCTGATCGTTTGACATATGTTCATATTTACTAAAAAACCGCTCTTGTGCTTGATTTTCTGTTTTAACCTGATGGATATTTTGATCTTGATTTATTTGATTATTTTCTTGATTAATGTTTTGACTATTAGCTCCTTTTGTACTTGAAATTAAATCTTGATAATCAAAAATTAAACTAGACGCCTTTTTTTCATCGCCCTCTTCAATAGCTTTTTCATATTCTGACCTTAGACTTTGCTTTCTACTCTCAATTTCTTTTTCAGTTTGCTTACTTTCAAACGAATTGATTTTTGATTCTAGCTCTTCTAGTCGTTTTTGGTATCTATCCCTCTCACGCTCAGTTCCCTTTAATTTCCCATAAAGTGAGTTGATTCTATTCTGAAATCCTGGTGGGTCATTTGGCTTTAAATCTGGTGTATTATTTTGTTCATCGGAATCGGTTGAGTTATCAGTGCTATTATTATTTTCTTGATTTAAAGAATCACTATTCTCAAATTCTGAGTTATTTTTAATATCTTCCACTTTTATCCCTCCGTAACTACTGTGTGTACATCTTCGTCATTAATAACATCAAAAGATTCACCATCAATACGAGTTTTCCCAGCTGCATAAAATGAATACCTAATGATATCCCCAACTTTAACATCAAACCCAAAACGTTCTTTTGTTGCATAAGGGCCAAGTGCGATTACCTCGCCTTGTATTTCTCTATTTACGACCCTTACTTGCTCAGCCGACACCCCCATAGCAATAGAGCTCCCCTTGCTAAATACTTGACCATCTTTTATTTCTACTTCTCTTCCTTCATAAAAAAGTGGCACCGCGTCTTCTTGCCTTTTTACTAAAATTCGGTTCATTGTTGGTTTTAATTTTCTATTCAATTTCACCCTCCAAAACTGGTTTTGATTTTTCTACTAATCCTTCATATAGCCCAGCCGCTAGCCCAATACCACGATTAAGGCCCCCTCTATATATATATTGTGAAGATACACTTGTCTCAGATAATTCAATGTTATCTATAATTTCACTCTCATATGCCAAAACTAATGAATTAATATGATCGGCATTATCAATAATTTCTTGGCCTACCTTTTTAATGCCCTCAATATGTTTTTTACGCCTTTCAATTTCTATCATTATTTTTTAAGTCCATTCTTGGCCCACTGTAATACAAAGCCTAAATGCCCCCATAACTTTGATTTGATATTTTTAACACCGATATCCATACCTATTTGTATGTCGTAGTTCTTAGGGTCTACACAACTAGACACATCATACTGGTCAAAACCTGTAATAGTTCCAACATGAGTAAGTGTTGACTTACCCGTATTCATATCAGTTCCTTCCACCTCATCAATAAAATTATCAACATCCTTCTCTGTTATCTTTGTTCCTTCTTCTAATTCTAAGTAAGCAGACTCAAAAACTGCCTTTGGTGACCAAGATGTATACTCATCTGAGTATTTGACCATATATCCTTCTGAATCACTCTGTTCAGAACTAATTTCAGACCCATTTAATTTATGCCATTCATTCATGGTCATTTTTTTAGCCTTAATTAACTTCACACCCATGTAATTTTTCATAAAATATAACCTCCGTTTTTAATCTTCCTTATTACAATCATTAATAAGCTCTATTGCATCTCTTAACCCATGACACCGCCCTTCACTAAAGAAAAAATCTTTTATAATTGTGCTTTGCTCACTAAATTGCCGATTAAGTAATTTTTCGTCTAAAATTGCTGATTCTAATTTTTTTTTAAATTCCCTCGTATTAGGGTGGAAATACCAGTCTTGCCAGTCATCAGAAGAAATTAATTTAGTGTGAGTACTCAATTACAACCCTTGAATCGCTTCAATTTGCTGCGAATTTTGTGCCTGTGCCTCTGCTTCAATATTCTGCTGATCCATTTCTGTAGACTCTTGTAAATATACATAACCGACATGCTCCCTTTGATGCTGTTCAAACATAGCTTGACCCTCTGGAGTTAATTGAGAAAAGTACACAGAGTCTTTAAAGTCAGCCATTTCATTTAAATGTTCTTCATGATTTTGTTCTGGCAAAGGCTCTGTATACTGACCTTTAAAAAATAAGAAATTTTCCTCTGACTGCGGTAAGTCTGGTTTTTTAGGTTCTTGAGGGGGATTTATTACTTGTCTAATTATAGACGAGTCAATATCAACTGAACGTAGATAATTCACAGTTGCCATATACAGTGCTTGTGGATCTGTACTCTGCGGTAATTGCGATTGATATTCAAGAACAGTTGTTCTTAATAGCTGTGCTTTCGCAGCTTTTTCTTGTCTAGAAACAACTGATACATCAGCAACTGGTTTTATTTGAAATGGCTTTGAAAAATCTTCTGAAATAACTTCTTTTACTGTATTAGGGTCAACTACTCTACCGTCTTGCAGCTCAGTTAAATTAGGGTCGATTACTATATCATAATACTTATCTATATCTATGTACAAACTATTTAGCCTGTATATTTTTTGAAATTCTCTACCCATAGCCCAGTAAATACGCCTGTGTATAGAGTTGAAAACCTTCTGGCCTTGCTCAACCGCCGCGGCAACTGCTGTAGCGCTAGTACCTGATTTAGCTAAATCACCTGTTTGTGTCTCTGTGACTGTTGTAAGTCTATTTTGATAATCTTGTAGTGTTCCTAAAAGAGCAAATAAAACCTGAGATGGTTGAGCTACGTTTAGCGGAAGTAAAGCTTTACGAATGTCATCTGTCTTCAATTTAACAGATTTGTATTCACCCATTTTTAACTTAAAATCTTCTTTTTTAAATCCAGCTCCTTCTAATAGTAAGCCCATTGGATTGTTTTGAAGAGTTCCGCAATCAATTAAATCGTTAATAATTTTATTCATGGCCTCGTTTGCGTCTTTTAGTAAAAGACCAAAACCATACCCATAAAAACCATCTGGATTTGGTATAAAATGAAAGGGGGTGTAATACTCCATAATTTCATCTGTATAGATAGGGTTTCGCCGAGAAACGATCCTCAATACATTTTTTGTTTCATAATCAATAGTAATAACATATGGTTCTTTTATATCTCCGTTGTCCTTTAAATCTAAATATATGTGCTGTTCTATCAAATGTCTTGGAGCTACTGATTCATCAAAATCGTCGTTATTAGTACCTAAGTTTTCTAAATACTGATTTTTAATCTTATCGTCATCGCCTCTTTGCGTACCCAAATTCATCCCATCGTATTTTAAATAAACACCATTTTTCATGTTTATTTGAACTTCGTTCGGAGATAGCCAAAGATTCTCGCTATGTCTCTCGCTCTGTGATAAATAACGGCATGAGTTATTTACAATAAAATCATAACCGGATACCCAGTCACTAACTATTCTGTTTTTTATTGGATCAAACCAAGATTTTCTTATTACAGTGCCGTCGATCGGGAGTTTTAAAAAAGTAGTATCCATGGACTCTCTATATTCGTCCATTTCGTAATCTAGCTGATAATTCATGTATTTCTGTACTCGATTAGCCGCTACTTTATCTTCAATATTTTCGCCGATATGATCCGTTTTTAAAATTTCTTTCCCGGGGATTAATTCTGCAAAAGCTCTAGCTTGAAACTGTACACAAGCAGTTGTCAATATAGGTAGACCAAGGTTTGATGCATTTTCCCATCTAAGCTCGATATCGCCTCGATTAACAGCAAATAATTTTGCCATTTTTTCACGTTGACTTTCCCATTCTGTACGAGAATCTAAATCACGACGATAACCATCGTAAACTATTTGACCAATTCTCTCCAATTCTTTCTTAGAAAGATTTTCAGCTATATTTTGCAAAATATCTTGATTAACTACTTTAAATTCATTCATTTTTTAATTATACTATACATTGAACTAATTTCAACTTTTATTTATCTATTAAATTGATAAACTTCTTCTATATCTATATTAACTAAATCGTATTTATTAAAAGTTTTATTTCCCAAAAAATCATCAATCAATTTTAGTAGTTCGATTCACGCTCTCACCGATCATAACTATTTTACCGTTCCCAATTTTAAAATTTAATGAAATTTCCCCCCACAAAATCGGAGATTGACTTTCTTCGTTAATATATATATTTTCGATTATTCGCACTAATTCTGATTGAAAATGTTTTTTTAAATTCATATTTTTTTTCTATTCCTCCTCATCCAAGTTTTTAACTAAACTCATTATATCATCATATCTAGTGTTTAAAATTCCAAGCATTGCCGCGCAATATGCGTATTGATTTCTATCTTCAGGAAATTTATTTTTTTCTGTGTATCTAACATTAGAAATATGCTTAATAACCGTTGGTAAATTATTAAATAGAAAAAATGATGCTGTGTGTGCGTGCGACAACTGTAATTTATTTCGTAATTCTACTACCCCATCTTGTATATCGCTCTTTAATTGAACAAATTCAATGTCATTGTAGTATAATGTAGAATGTAACTCGTTTATAAAATTATTTTCATACAGCATACCGACTATTTTTTTTCGCTCTTCTGTTATTGCTCGAACAATATTTAATCCATGTTTATATTTTTTCTCTATGATTTTACTTGCGACCTCTTCCCCATTTCCGCTTATCTGTTCAGCAAGAAATATATACCAGTTATTATCTCGATCCATTGCTCTATAGAGTAGCCAAGACTGATCCTGATCTACTTTAATAGCCACCTCTACAAACATAGTAGATGTAATATCAAAGGGTTTAATGATGTGTTTTTCACGATTTAATGTATCAAATATCAAATTCTTTCCTTCCTCACTCAAACATATTATTAATGCGTCTCTTAAATCGTCATTTGGTGGATGATTCAATATTAATTGCTCAACTAGTTTAGACCTAATTTTAGATGGAATTGATTTACTAATTGAAACCAATCCTTGCTCAAATAGCGGAGCTATTGAATCTAGCTCAGCTAATTTATTTTTTTTATGAGTTATTAATTTATGAGAAACACCGCGATCATGTAAATTACGACTAAATGCCTGAAATCCTGAAATTGTTTCTATTATCGGCTGTGTACTGAGTCTATTAGACATGAATTCAATTTCGTCTAAATTATTCATCATAGATATATGTTCGTTTCTAGCTTCTTCAATCCAATACCTATTATTAGAGCATCTATAGACTACAATTTTAGCTGTGTAATCGTTATTTTTATTTTCTCCAATAGCAGGATCAACACCGAAGCGTATATCTATTATTTGTGAATCATCAGGCCGTTTATCATGATATTTAATCCATGATTCTTTAATTTTCGCAGTGTCATCATCAATTAATTCACACATGTACTCTTGCGAGAAGATTAGCGAGCCGACATTTCGCTTGATTTTCATAAGCTCATCCCAGCTCATCCAAAGAGTTTCTTTTTTATCCCAATTTTTTACAGCTGCGAATTTAGCAAAAATAACATCAGCTCGTTCTGATAAAACGCTTAAAATGTCTTGCCGATGTATCGGCGTTCCAACAAAATGAAAACAGCATTTCTTAAGTATGTTCCGCGCGGGATAAAGCGAAGCCCAAATCCAATGATTTTTTTTATAAACTCGTTCTACATTGTATCTGTCATCATCGTCTAACAAATCGTCACAGATGATAAAATCAGGTCTAATATTTTTATAGTTAGTGCCTCGCATTGACTCTCCGGCTCCAATTGCGCTAAAAATAACCCCATTTTTTAAAACAAACTGTTTTTCAGTCCACTTTTTACCAATTTGATTCCCATAATCTGCTATTAATTTCTCGTTAGTTTCAAGCTCTTCTTTTATAGATATATTTACAGAAATAGCTTTAGATGTAGTCGATTGAACGTTTAAAAAATGCTGATATTTTTCAGGGAAGTTTAAGGCTAAGTAAATAGGTACTAAAAAGCACATCATTGTTGTTTTAGCGTGGCCACGACTCGCCATAGTACAAGTCATTTCATCGAACATAATAGTTTTTATATGCCTATGTAAATCGTTGTAATTAGACTGTATTTTATGAGGAAAGTAATAACGGCCCCATTGAAGAATATCTTGTGAGCGTTCCATGAACTCAACGTCATCAATTAAAGCAAGCGCTTCTTCTGTAGTGATATGATGATTTTTTAAAGCGACTTCTATTGTTTTGTATGATTTTATTGTTAGATTCAAATTTACTCCAAAAAATAAATCAAAGTGTTATTTTTTAGACTTTGTTTTATTTTCTAAAATTTTTAATATTTCTAATGTATTTTTAACAGAATCTTCTTTTCCACCTATATTATGATCTAATTCTGATTTTTCTCTATAGTTATGACGAGATGACATGAAGAACTTTGAGTAGTTAGAATCAAGTTTTTTAAAGGACGCATTTTTATTAATTTTCATTTCTTGCCAAGCTTCAGCCTCTTTTATGAGTTCAGAAAACACTTTATATTTTTTTCGTAAATCATGAATAATTTGCTTATACAAGCCTTTATGTAATAAATATTCTTCAAAGAATATATTTTCTTCTTTTTCTTTTAACCATGCTAAAAGGCCTTTACCTATTTCCAGAGCTTTTTCTTCATCCCATTTAACAGGTCTTCCTCCAGAATATAATACGATTTCTTCTTCGGAGTAACCTTCTTCTTTTAACTGTTGTTTTGTCTTTTTAGCCATATCATAACTTTATCATATTTTAAAATAGTTTAAAATTTTTTTTTAAAAAATAGCAAAAAGGTTACAAGGTTACAAGGTTACAATGAAAAAAATAATATATATAGATAAAAATATTTTTTATGAAAAAAAAGTTTTTATTATTCTAAAAGAAGTTTTTTATTGTAACCTTGTAACCTTGTAACCTTTTAATAAAAAATAAGTATATTTACACTCAAATTTTAAAAAATAAAAAGGTTACAAGGCCTTGTAACCTGCTTGTAACCTTTTGCTATTTTTAGGGGGCTTGTAACCCTATTTTGTAAAAAACATGCCAAAAAAATATATTAAGTTTCTTGAATACATAAACAAAATAACAAAAGGCTTGTAACCTTTTGTTATTTTTTGAGGGGGCCTTGTAACCTTTTTGAGGGGGCCTTGTAACCGTTTAATAAAAACATATTTTCATTAAAAATAACCAGATATTTAGAATTTATTTTTTTTTGATTTGATCACTACTACGTGCGTTGTTTTTTATTCTCGTTATTTATTAATAAATCTCTAGCTGTTTCTTTCGCTAAAGGTGATTTAGCCCACAGCCGTTTAGCTTGCCTGTTTATTTTTATTACACCTAAACTTATATAACCTAATTTTTTTAAAATAATACTTTTTTGTGTATTATTTAAAATTAAATCCGGATAGTTAATACTTGCTTTTTCATACAAATCTGAAGATGATATAACTTTTTCATTAAAAAACCTGCCTCCTTTTTTGATTAATTCTTTAATTTCTATAAAACCTTCGTGAGAAGCATCTTCAGTGTTTATCATTGCTAATTTAAACTCAGTTTGAGGCGCTTGTTTAGTATTTAAAAACTCATTAGTTATTTTATATTCAAGCATCCATTTTCTAATTTCAGATTTATATTTACGTATAGAATTAAAAAGTTTAGGAAAATATTCATAATGATCAATACCTACATATTCTTTTAATTCAGATAATGAATTAATTGGCGCAAATATTACCCACCAACGTCTATCTTCAGAATCAAGTGGCAAAAAATCTTTATAATTCGTAAAACATATATAATTAGTAGTATTATATGTACTGTATTGTTTATCATGTTTACCGTTAATTTGAATAATCCTATCAGTGATTAATGGTTTTAAAGCGTTGGCAATTTCATATCTATTTGAACCTTTAACCCGCAATTCTTCTAATACATTCACACAAACATTAGTTGCCCAAGAATTATAATCTGAACAAACTTGATTCGGTGACACAGTACCCACGTTTCTATCCCCTAAACATGCACGTAATAATTCCCCAAAAAACGACTTACCTATCCCTTGAATACTTTGTATTACGGGTGACCATAAGACTTGTTTGCCTGGAAATTGAACTTGTGATGCTAACCACTGAGTTAAAATTTTTGAATTTTCATCAGTTGAGCATAAAAATTTAATATGATTTTTAATCATATTTATAGCTTCAATCCCGTCATTAGTAAATTTTTCAGCTTCTTCCGGAATACTTTTAACATTAAATGTATTAACTATCTTTCTATCATCTAATGTTATTATTTTTTCTTCAATGGAAGGCAAATAAGCAAGTGACTCGGCTTTTTCAATAAAACCGTTATCAGATATAAATTTTGTTGCCGAGGGCTTAGACCCATTTTCAGAAATTGGAACATATTTACCATTTTCGATATTAAATGACTCTGATTTATGTATAGTAAGATCATTTAAATTTATAAACGCTGACTGAGCATTTACATATACCCAATTTTCACACCATTTCGGCTTTTCAGTTTTTTCTATGAAATCTCCTTCAATAATTTCTATTCTTGATAATTTTTGACGTATAGAATTAACGGGTACTTTAACTTGAGTTATATCTTTTAATCTGTTTTGAATGCTTTTAACTAACTTTTCAATATTGATAGTTGAAAAGTTTTCTTTTTTAATATTCGGAATTAATTCAAACTCTATTGATTTTTCATCTGCATATTTTATCTTATTAATATAACTATTTACTTTTTCTAACACGGAATCAAAATCTGCTAATTTCGCCATATATGATATGCTACCCAATGTCACCCCGCCTCCTGAATTGAAACTTTTCCAGCGTTTTTCAGTTTCTCCTTCTATATAGTTTTCTCCGTTTTTACTCCATTCTTCCCATATTTGAAGCCCATCAACATTATCCCATTCATGAAGAGCCATCCCTACTTTTACCCAATCATCATTTTGCATACTAGGATTTAATTTATTTATAAGTTTTAAAACTTGCTCTCGCGGCCATTTAATATCTGATATTGTTAATTCTTTTTCGTCTGTTTTCTCATTTGTTTTTTCTTCTTTTATTAATAAATCAATTAAAACTTTAGGAACATTTATTTGATTAAATTCTTGAAACAAATCATCAGCCCAGATATATTCGCCGTCATTTGTTTTTGAACCAGGGATTACACAATAAGAACCTTTTGTTAAAAAATCGATACCTTTATATTCTTTTAATTTTTTTTTAAATTTACTGTGTTTGTATTTTTTATCTAATTTCATATAAATATGAAATCCACCCCGAGCAGTATAAACCGTCGGCAACAATTGTGATTTATCTATATTTAAATCATTTAATAATTTTTTAAACGATTCATGCCCATTGTCTTTTAAATCAACATCTAATACAAAATCAAAATCGCCTAAAACCCAACCGAGATTGTCTTTATGCTTTAAAATTTTAGTTTTATCTAAAATTGTATTTTGCCAATTTTTTATGATAGCTACTTTCTTATTTAAGAGTGTAAGATTTTTTTCGGCAGCGAAAAACTGCTCTATAATCGATTTTTTAACCAATATAATACCCCTAAGTTAATTTAAATTTTTTGAGAATTTGATATGTAATTACTAATTGTTCGTAATGTTTTTAATGTATAATTATAATCAACTTCATCATTTAAACGTTTAAGTGTTGGAAATGATAATCCTGTCAATTTTGACACAGTATGTAATTTTTTATCTTGTAAAAACTTTGATATTTCAGCTAATGAATAAATTTTTATATTTTCCATTCGTCTATCTCCTTAATTATTATAAAATAAATCTAACACAATATAAGAATTATGTAAAATATATATTATAAGAAGTAATTAGTAGTTTACTAATATTAAATTAAGTGTTAATATTTAAACATCTTAAAAATAAGGGAGAATAAAAAATGAAATTAAGTGAATTTTTAAAAGAAGTTTGCGGTTTAGAAGCTGATATTCCTATTCATTATGAAGGTAAAGAAGCATTAGAAGCTGTCAAACAAGATTGGCATGCTTTAAGGCATGTTAAAGATCAAACAGATGAAATTTGTTTAGAAGCTGTTAAACAAAATTGGCATGCTTTAAGGCATGTTAAAGATCAAACAGATGAAATTTGTTTAGAAGCTGTTAAACAAAATGGCTATGCTTTAATGTATGTTAAAGATCAAACAGATGAAATTTGTTTAGAAGCTGTTAAGAAAAATAGCTATGCTTTAATGTATGTTAAAGATCAAACAGATGA